ACAGGTCCATTTTTGATATTCAGCAGCGTACAGGGTTAGGGTTTTCCTTCAGCGCAATAGACCCGGCTGTGATAGACCGGGTCATTAACAGTAAGTGGTCAGGAGCCAACTACTCAACACGTATCTGGAATAATACACAGGCCCTTGCACAGGATTTGAAAGAGGAGCTGCTGGTCAATCTGATCACTGGCCGGACCGATCGGGAAGTTGCCGAAATCATAGCGAATAAGTACGCACAGGGAGCCAGTAATGCTCGGCGGTTAGTACGTACAGAATCCTGCAACCTGGCAAATCAGATGGAAATGCAGTCCTATGAGGAATGCGGGATAGAGAAATACCGGTTCGTGGCTACTTTGGACTTAAAGACTTCGGCGGTATGCCGGGAGCTGGACGGAAAGGTTTTTCCAGTATCGGAGCAGCAGCCGGGAAAAAACTGCCCGCCAATGCACCCATGGTGCCGGTCAACGACGATATGCGTGATCGATGAGATAGACATGTCGAATATGAAACGCCGCGCACGTGATCCGGTAACAGGAAAGACGAATACTGTACCTGCTGATATGACATATAAGCAATGGTATGACAAGAATGTCAAAGGAAACGTAGATGCGGAAGCCAAAGAAAAAGAATTACGAAAAAGAAAAAAGAGCACGCAGGAATAACCTGGGTGTTATTTTTATGCCATGGTCCGGGCAATGAACGGACTGGGGCGGAAAGGATAGATATTATGAGAAAGACAGGATTTACGGGGATCAGCCCCAAAATGAATTTACAGTTTTTTGCAGAAAGCGGAGACGGTGCCGGCGCGGATCAGGGCGAAGGCGGCGGAACTGGAAATAAACCAGATGAAGGCAGCTCTGGTGGAGCGGATACTGGCAATAAGGAACCGAAAAGTTTCGATGATCTCTTACAGAATAAAGATTATCAGGCCGAGTTCGACCGCCGTGTCCAGAAGGCTCTGGGGACTGCAAAGGAAAAGTGGACGGCCCTCATGGACGACAAACTTTCCGAAGCCGATAAGCTGGCGAAGATGAACAAGGAAGAGAAAGCGGAGTATCTGCGGCAGAAACAGGAAAAGGAGCTGAAGGACCGGGAAGCGGCGATCACGCGCCGGGAGCTGATGGCCGAAGCAAAGAATACGCTGGCAGAAAAGAAGCTGCCTGTAGGGCTTGCAGAGGTCTTGAATTACGCCGATGCAGATTCATGCAATAAATCTATGGCGGCAGTAGAGAAAGCCTTCCAGGAGGCCGTACAGGCTGCCGTTGAAGAGAAACTGAAAGGCGGTGAACCGCTAAAGAAAGCACCGTCAGAAGATGGTAAGGACCTTGCAAAACAGGTTGAAGACCTGATGATGGGAATATAAGAAAGGATGAGAAAAGACTATGGCAATTAACACATTAGCAACAGCAACACTTTTTATGAACACTTTAGACAAGGTGGCAATCCGGGAGGCCGTCACTGGCTGGATGGACGCAAACGCCGGACAGGTAATCTATAACGGAGGAGCCGAAGTAAAGATTCCGAAGATGAGCGTTCAGGGCTTGGGAGACTATGACCGGGACAACGGATACCAGCAGGGCGGCGTAACACTGGAATACGAGACCCGCAAAATGACTCAGGACAGAGGCCGGAAATTCCAGCTTGACCCGATCGATATCAACGAGAACAATTTTGTCACAACCGCAGCTGCCGTCATGGGAGAGTTTCAGAGAATGTTTGTAGTGCCTGAGATTGACGCGTATCGTATTTCTAAAATTGCAACCGAGACAATCACGGCTAACAAGGCTGGAATGATCGAATATAATTATACACCAGGAGCAACCGGGACCTCTGCTCTCCGCAAGATCAAGGAGGGAATTAAGGCAATCCGCGAGCTCTACAACGGTCCTCTGGTGATCCATGCCACACCTGACATGATTATGGAATTGGAGATGGAGCTTTCCGGAAAAATCACGAATACCACATTTTCGAAGGGCGGCATTGATACCGCAGTACCATCCGTTGATGGCGTCCCGATCATTTCCACACCTTCCAACCGTATGTACACAGCTATCAAAATTAATGACGGTAAGACACCTGGACAGGAGCGCGGAGGATATGAGAAGGGGGAATCTGCAAAAAATATTAATTTCTTCATTTGTCCGCGTACTACTCCGATTGCCGTCACGAAACAGGATATCATGCGTATTTTTGACCCGACGATCAACCAGAAGCTGAATGCCTGGCAGATGGACTACCGGAGATTCCATGATATTTGGGTACTGGACAATAAACTGGATTCCATCTTCCTGAATATCAAAGACACAAAGGAGTGATGATATATGAGGTTCATCAAAGATAATGTTGAACGCGTAACTGAATCAGAAGCAATGGCTGACAAATTAAAAGCATTGGGTTTTAAGCCACTTGGTTTAGAAACACTTACGCGGGAGCCGGGAGAAGGGAACACGAATATTGGGAAAATGACCGTCCCTGAACTAAAAATCCTAGCAAAAGAAAAAGGTATCGAGGGAGCGGCATCATTGAATAAAGAGGAGCTGCTGGCGGTCCTGAAGGGGTGATCGTAGTGACCGAAATCGAAAAACTGAAACTGTTGACAGGGGAGAGTGATGAGGACTTACTCTCCCTTTTGCTTGCTGATGCAATAGAATATGTACTGGGATATACAAACCGCACCGAGCTTCCCGCAGCGTTGAATAAGCCGGTCCGAGATCTGGCTGTAATTGCCTACAACCGGCTGGGTACTGAAGGAGAGACCGGACGGAGCGAAGGCGGAGAAAGTTACAGCTTTGACGCGGCGCCGAAACAGATATATGACGTATTGGACCGGTACAGGCTGGTAGGAGTCGGAGGCAGACGATATGAGGCTAAAACAAAACAGGCTGAAACTGTACAGCCACAGGCAGGCGATACCGAAAAAGGATAATGAAGGCAACTCGTACATGGAGTATGGGCTGCCTTCTTCTTTTAAGGCCGAGGTCTGGCCGGCAGGCGGGAAGCTGCAGGCGGAGATGTACGGCCAGCGTGTCAACCATATCCAGAACTGTCGGATTAATGCGGGATATGAGACCGTGGTCGATGAAAAGGGCCATGTCAGTTATCGGATCAGCAGCATGACGCTGCAGGAAGGTGACGGTATATGCTTAAATGTCCCCGGAGACCACGAACCGGATTACCGGATCATTGCCATCCGGCCGTACCGGTATCTGACATTGGAGGTTGAGCGCATATGAATGAGACCATCAAAGGATTGGATAAGCTGTTGCAGAAGTACGGGAGCCTGGAGGCTGCGGCGGAACATGGAGTAAAGAAGGCGATAGGCCAGGGAACAAAGATCGCGCAGGCGGGAGCCGTACTGATGTGCCCAGTAAATGATGAAGAACTGCGGCAGAGTATCAAAACCAGAGTGATGGTGGAGGAAGGCCGGGTAATCGGTACAGTGTATACCAACAAAAAGTATGCTGCCTATGTAGAACTGGGAACTGGCCCACGCGGTCAGGTGGATCATGCCGGCATCTCCCCCGAAATAACACCTGCCTATTCCCCGTCTCCCTGGTGGATCCATGAGAGCCAGATCGACGCGGAGACGGCAGAGAAATACCACTGGTTTTACATAGATGCGCCAGACGGCCGGTTTTACCAGTGTTCAGGGCAGCCGGCCCAGCCGTTTTTATATCCTGGTCTTAAAGACAACGAAGAACTCATCTGCCGGAAGATAAACGATGTACTGGCGGCAGAGATCAGAAAGGCAAGCCAATGATTAATGTAAAAGACGAAGTATATGGGGCCCTCTGCACGGTAACGGAGAATGTTACTGATTATTACCCGCGAAGCTGGGAACAGGATATCTCGATCCAGTATATGGAAGAGGATAACAAGGTTGCAGAGGAATCTGGCCGCGGGGAAGTGAAATCTTACGTCAGGTATCGCATTGATATCTGGTCGAGAAAGAGTACATCTGTGGCCGCGGTGGCTGTAGATGCGGCCATATCACCTCTGGGACTTAAGCGAGCCCAGTGCATGGACGTAGAGGATCCCAGCGGCTTAAAGCACAAGCAGATGCGCTATGAAGGGATTATTGATGTTAGGAACAAGCAGGTATACCACGCAATAGGAAAGGAATGATGATATGTTAGCAAATGGAATTACACTTGAGGTAAAGAAAAATGGATCGGAGAGTTATACAGCGCTTCAAGATTTAAAAGAAGTGCCGGAACTTGGAGTGGACGCTGAAAAAGTGGAGAATACCAGACTGAAAGACAAGTTCAAGCATTCAGAGCTCGGGATCGGAGACCCTGGCGATATGGCTTATAAGTTCGTGTATGACAACTCCAGCGCAAGTTCGGATTACAGGGTTCTCCGTGAAATTGCCGATAGCAACAAAGTAGCGTCCTACCGGCAAACATTCCCTGACGGGACAAAGTATGAGTTTGATGCATACAGCAGTATAAAAGTCGGCGGCGGCGGAGTGAATGCGGCGATTGAATTCACACTTACTTTAGGTTTGCAGAGCGATATTAAGGTCACAGACCCAACAGAATAGAACAGGGAGGAATAGGCAATGACACAGGGATTTGACGAGGAATTAGAATCAAAAGAGGAAGAGGATAAAGTAGTGAGCCTCGAGGAAAAGAAGAAACGCAGACCATTCGCATATTGGGAAGTGGGCGGACAGACATACAAAATGAAACTGACCACGCAGAATATCTGTCGCCTCGAAGACAAATTTAAGACCAGTCTTTTAAACGTGTTGTTCGGGGCCGGAAGTGTGCCTCCGTTATCGGTTATGCTTACAATCACACAGGCCGCCATGCTGCCGTATAACCACAAGATCAAGTATGAAGGCGTGCAGGCGCTGTTCGATAAATACTGTGAGGAAGGTGGTACTCAGATGACCTTCATGACAGACGTATTTATGGAAATCTACAAGGTGTCTGGTTTTTTTACGGAGGATCAGGCGGAAGAGATGGACAAGAGACTGGAAGAGGCGAAGGACCAGATGTAAGCCTTGTATCTGATATGATCGACGATCTGTTCCCTCTCGCATTGGACTGCGGGATATCCCCGGAACGTTTCTGGGAGCTGTCCATACCGGATATCATCGATATCATGGAGTGCAGCCGGCGTCAGGAGGAACGGAAGGTTAAGCGGGAATTGATGAACCTGCATTTCCTCGCACGGGATATCGGCCAGTTTACAGCCGTTGCAATCCAGGGCAGTGACAAGGTAGAAATTATGGAGTTGTGGGATTTCTTCCCGGATCTGTTTGGACGGGAACACGAAGAAACAGAAAAGAAGATACAGGAAAAGCAGCTGGCGGAGTACAAAGCCCGGTTTAACGACTTTGCAATCCGCCATAATCATGCCAGGGCAGGAGGTGGAAACTGATGGGCAAAGGAATGACACTGGAAAAGTTACAGGTAATCATTGAGGCACAGACGAAGCCATACCGGGACGAGGTAGAGAAGCTGAAGAAGCAGACAACGACAGCGGCGAGCCATGTTGAGAGGCAGACTGCGAAGATGAAAAAGTCATTCGGTGGACTAGGGAAGGTAGTTGCTTCCGTTCTGGGAGTTGGCGCCATCGTAGCATTTGC